ACCACTTCCGACTCGGCCAGCCAGCGCATCATGGCCCGCTTGCGTTCGCGCACCACCTTCATGGTGGCGTTCGATACATAAGCCGACACGCCCTTACGTACCTTGCCGAGCAGAATGTTGATCTGCTCCTGCAGCCGATCCCAGCAGCGGTTGACGCGCTTCTCCCACCACTTGGCAGAGAGCAGGCGCACCAGCACGCTCAGGATCCAGTTATCCCGCACCTCATCGGATTTGAATTTGGGCATCTTGCCGATAAAGCCCCACTGGTCGGCAGGCTGGCGCATCAGCGCCCAGGTCTGCAGCAGATCCGGCTCGGCGCCTTCTTTGATGTCCTGCTCGATATTCTTGTAAATAGCTGCGGTCTGGTTGGCGAACTGGTGGGCCACCTTCTTGCGGCCGTCTTCATCGCGCATCTCCCTCGGGTTGACCGGGATGGAATGGAGCAGCTGGCGCACCCAGCGGGTGCGCTCACGCAGCCAGATATTAGCCGCGCGGCAATGGGTGAAGCTGCAATCCTTGCGGCGCCTTGCGTACTGCTTGAACAGGTCGCGGGTTAACTCGGGGGAGAGGCCATCGAGCAACTGGATGGCCCACAGCAGATCGTATTGGCCGCGTGGGCCGCCGAAAACGGCGTCAAAGTTGACGCCGGGCAGAGAGTTGCAAAGGGTGTTGACGCGCTGCAGCTGTGCTTTCCTCGACAGCGGCAGCCGGGTGGTGAGCTTGGTCATGCGTTAAGCGGATAACGTCTTGATGCGAAACAGGCATCCACTGATGCGCTGCTGAGCATGGGTTTTCATTCGACGGGCGGCCGCACACTGGCGCAGCAACAGCTTGATGCTGACGCGGGGGCGGGCAGGTAGCCGGCGCGCATGGGCCAGCTCCCGTTGATAAAGACGCAGCCGCGCTGCGTCCTCCCGATAGGTCTCTTGCCAGCGATACATCTGGCTGGTCAGTTCCTGCTGCAGGTGATGGGTCACTTGATCACCTCACCTTGCCCATGCAGTGGCGCGCACTCCTGCCACCACTCGCCGATCTCCTTGGCCAGCGCGGTTGCGCCTTGGCCCAGCGCCAGCCAATAGACAGAGCGCACTGCACCGAGTGCCAGCAGCTCCCGGGGGATATCCCGATTGCCTCTGGCTTCACCGCCGGCGGCGATAAACTCGGCGCGGGCTGCCAGCCAGTGGGTGGTTAGCTGGTTGTATGCGGGGAGTTGTGCCGTCTCTTCATCGCCCTCATCGCCGTCATCATCGAGCAGATCAGCCGGGTTGCTGGTCGCAACCAGTTGCAGCTGGATGTACTGCTGGCCGGAGTAAACCCCGCCCAGGGCGATGCGGTTGTCTTCGGCATTGGCGGCGAACATATCGGCCAGCAGCCCTTCGACCACCTTGGGCGCCTGGCGGGCAATCTTGATGATGTCGCTCATTGGCAGGCCCTCCGGTTGATGCTGAGAAACAGCTGGTGCCAGCGCAGGGCTCGCTTTGCCTGGGCTAACAAGGTTTTACCCTCCGTTCCTCTGAGGCATGAGGAGTGACGGGCTTTGGCAGTGAGCCGCTGGCGCAGGCGCGGCAACTCGGCCAGCGCCTCCTGCTCGGATACGGGATGGAAGATCTTGGTCATGCCTGCACCTCCGGTGTGGCGATGCCGGTCAGCAGCCAATCGACATGGCGTTTCAACTCCGGGTGGTTGGCGAGCAGCAGGAACAGGCCGCCCCCAATCTCGCGGTATCCCAGTTCGTAGTTCTTGAGCGTGGTGGGCGGAATACCGAGTTGGGCGGCAAACTTGGGGCGGCTTAGCCTCAACTGTTCCCGCAACTGGCGCAGGCGCTTGGCGGCATGGTGGTTGAGCAGATTGATTTGGGTCGGTTGTGCATTCATGGTCAGGCTCCTTGTTGAGTGGTGCAGGGGTTGATGCGGCTGAACAGAGAAGCCCAAGCCAGTGCGGTTGACCGCTCCATAAGCGCAACCCCGTCCGGGTGTTGGCTAAGACGGGCGCCATAGCGGCCCGTCAGCTTGCGTTGTTGGATGCGAAGGTTGCGCAGGGCGCAGGGGATCGCTAAAGTTGCCATGTCGACTTCCTCATACGTTGTTGATAGAGGCCCGCTTGGAGTTGCCGCTCCGTAGTGCGGGCTTTTTTATTGCCCAATGGGACGCGGGCCTTGCCCGGTCATCTGGCTTGCTGCCAGCACCGCGCGTTTCATGCGCAGCTTTGCTGCTCTCTCTTTCTTCTCCCTCTCGATATCCCTGATGGATCTGGTGACCGGTGCTGGGTGCCATACCTTGGTGTCACAGCCGCCGCGAAATTCGCTTTGGTACTCCAGTGCAATCACGGCAAGGCGGATTGCTTCACGTTGCGCATGCGGCAATGCCGACAGCGTGGCGCTCATCAGTTCGCCCCGAGGCTGGCGGGCGATGGCACAGATGGCCGCTTTCTTGGCCTGGCCGAGTGCCAGCCAGTCAGTGTCGAGGCTCGAGCGCTTCTTGCCGAACATCTCGCGCAGCAACATGCAGCCGGCGGTGTTCATGGCCACCTGTTCTTCTGGCGTTAGGCCAGCCAAATTGCGTTGTTGATGGTCAATGCGTTGGGTTTGCATGTGTTCCCCCTTACATGGTCATGGTTTGCATCAGGATGTCTGACGCGCAGGCCAGGGTCGGCACCGCTTGAAAGCGGGCCTCAATGTCGTGGATCAGGATGGCGAGTGACCCCATGGCCGAGGTGGCCACACTCACCAGGGTGTTGCGCTCCGAGCGGGTGATTCGGCCGCGGTCAGTCAGCTCCAGCGCCCGCTGGCCAATGCTGGCGATCTTGGCGTTGAGGTCGATAGCCTGGTGGGGCAGGGAAGGGGCCCGATCAGCCTTGGGGATAGCCACAGCTGTGAGGCCACACTCCAACAGCAAACCGTCGAACAGGGTCTCGTCCCCCTCGGTGGCGTGGTAAATGGCCACCAGTTCCCGGGCGGTGAGTTGGTGCGGTTGTGCCGGGTTCAGCTTGTTGCGCAGTACCTGCTCACCGATACCTGCAGCTCGGGCAACCTCGGCCAAAGAATGGCTGGCGGCAAAGCGTGAGCATGCAGAGTCAAAGTGCTGATGTTTGCTGCAAGTTTGCTCAAACATGGCTTTCATCCCTCTGCTTGCGCGACACTCTAGGGCGGCGGACAGGTGCCGGTGCAGGTTCCAGACCCGGCTGATTCATGGCCTGTTGGGTGTAGAGCACCAGGTTGATCAGCACTTTTTCTGCTCGGCCTTGTTTGGGCATGATGGGAATGCGCCCGGCACGCACGTAGTTCTCGATCGTGCGCTGGGTCAAACCGGTCCGTTCTGAGAAGCTCTCGACCGTGCAAACTGGGGTGTCTATATGGATAGGGGCTATGATCATGGATGGTTGCCTCCTGCGAGTTCAGTTACGCGCGACCTTGCGCGGTGTTGTGCTGATCGGCTTTCAACTTGCCACCGGTCAACACTTCTATTTGGTAGGCCCGGCCTTTGGGGATGATGTCTCCCCAGCGAGATACAGCCGGCTCTGAGATGTTTAAAGATCTGGCTAACTCTGCTGCGCTGCCGAAGTAGCTGATTGCGTCCTCTTTTTTCATAACCTTCCTTTTCGACCTTAAGTTAGGATGAACATGAGGCTAACTTAACTTCGGTAAAGGATCAACCTTTTGTTCGGATTGCCGAGGTTAAGCTAGAGCGATGACAATTAGTGATCGCATTTTCAGTAGACGAACGGCTCTTAATCTGTCGAAGACGGCGCTTGCCAAAGCCATTGGTGTGAGTGACGTTTCTGTCGGTAAGTGGGAGTCCGGTTTGAACCAGCCGAAAGGCCGCTATCTCAATGACTTAGCGGCAGCGCTGGGGGTAACCGTTGACTGGCTTTTGGGTGGTGGAAGTGATGGCTCGGAGTTGCTTACAAGTGAGCCGATCCCTGGATATCACAACGTCGAACCGGCAGTGATGCTGCCGGGCAAGCGGATCCCGATTCTGAGTTATGTCCAAGCGGGCAACTGGCGTGAGATGTGCGAGCAGGCCACCACCTTCGATGGCAATGTTGAGTTCGTATCTGCAAGCGGTGAGATCGGCCCGTTTGGCTTCGGCCTTTGGTTGCGTGGCGATTCCATGTTGCCGCAGTTCAAAGAGGGAGATTTGATCATCGTTGACCCCGACGAAGCGCCGCAACCCGGGGACTACGTTGTCGCCAAGAACGGCAGCAACGAGGCTACTTTCAAAAAGTACCGGCCCCGAGGTATCGACGAGAACGGGCAAGAGGTGTTTGAACTGGTCCCACTCAACGACGATTACCCCACCATGCATTCCGATCGACAGCACATCCAGATCGTTGGCGTGATGGTAGAGCACCGAATATTTCGTAAACGACAAGGGTGCTAATGCCCCCTGTTTGTCTCTCGCGGCAAGGAGTAATGACAGCCATGGAACAACATCCAATCGTAGTAGCTGCGATCGACAAACTCGCTCGCTCCTGTAATGCCAGTACTGGTATTACAAACGTGATCGATCGTTCAAAGGCTATAGATCTATTTTATGCGCTACTTGATTGCGGTTTTAGCTTCAACTATCCACTTATTCACGAGCAGTTGGTTGAACATGGTTGGGCCACAGAACATGCACTCGCTGTTGCAGACTTAGCAGAGCTAACCAGTATTGATGGATACATTGAGGTAGATTACCCACTCAATTGGGGGAGGCGCGTTGTTGAACAACTCATGGCTGAATCGGCCAATGATTATATTTGACCCCTTGGGCGATCATGTGCTTGCTAGTCTGGGCAATGAATATGAACAAATCGTGCTGAAAATCTTCAATGCTGCCCCATTCTTCGACAAACTCTTTGCTTGTTGTGGCGAAATGGTAGTCAGCAGCAGCTAGCCATAGCTTGCCAAGAGGAGGTATGTTTTGCTGTTCGTTTAGAACTTTACCACGCATTGTTTTAAATTGATCCATTTGGATTCCTTTAGCTGGAGTTTTCATCTATTGTATCCTCAGGAGAGCCAAGTTAGAAATGCAATTTTCATAGTGGAACACACCTAATTTCGACATTATGTCAATATGGTTTTGTTCTTGGTTTAATAAACTATAAATAATTGTGATATATATTCAGTGATTTTAGGAGGGGGGATGTTAGTTTTTTTTCGTAAGGTCTATGATATTTTAAAAAAAACTGTGCAGATTTGGATTGGATTTGTACTGGCTACAGTTACAATCTTTGGTTTTTTTTATGACTTCAAATCTCCAGACCTAAAAATAGAAGTTACAGCCATATCTAATGGTAGCAATGGTGTAATCGATCTTATTAAAGAACCCGGCTTGCCCTCAATAAAGGAAATAATAAATAAACCATCACTTTCATTTTTTAGTATGACAACCGATATGGGGTATGACAGATTTGTTTTATCTCAGGATGAGATATCAAAAAAAATCCTAATGCTGAAAGCGGAAATTGTCGAAGAACGTGAAGGGGTTAGACGTAACGAAGATGAATTATATAAAGTTTCGAAAATTACAGATCCAGAAAAAAAATATGCAAGCATTAAATCGTTAGTATCCAGTAGTCGAGATATTCCTCCGCTCCCAGATGAGTTAGATAGTGAAAATAAGTTTGACAGCAATCAATTAATTTCAATTTATGAAGGAAGCGTTAATCAAAGGAGAGAAAGTCTAGTTAATAAAGAAAAACAAGTAAAGCAGATAGAGTCAGAGTGGGGGGAATATATTAAAAATACATTGCCTAACAAAGCAAAGCTCACTGTGACAGTTGCTATAGGAAATTCTGGATCTGGTGCGACTTCATTGAAGCCACAGGCTCTGTTTAGAGCTAGTATTGGTGATGGTAATTACCTTGATTTTCCCATGAAGCTAAAGGGATATGATAATGGTAATAGTGATAATGCATCTTTTCAGCCTAGAACATATAAAGTAGTTAGATTTGAATCTGAAGAAGTTGGCTCAATGACAGAAAATGATCGGGACAAATTTAAGATGTTTTTAGGTAATGCTTCTCCTGCACGCCTCTATGTGTCGGATGTTAGAGGGAATACATATTCATCTAATTCTGTACCGTTTTCACCTGGAATATATGAGCAGAAAGCTTATGATCTTTTAAAACAGTTTGCATCCAGTCAGTAAAATTCAAAGTGAACAACTTAATTGGCATGCATCTTATAATATGGTTCTGATGTGCGCCAAGATCCAAACCAAACACTGCCAATGACTACTTGTTGCTGTATATAATCACAGCGTTTAAGTGGAGGGAGCATGGCAGTAAGAAAACAAACATCAGGCAAGTGGCTTGCCGAGATATATCCAGAGGGGCGACCAAGCAAAGCAAACCCCAGCGCCCCCCGGATCCGCAAGCAGTTTGCTACCAAGGGGGAGGCGCTGGCGTTCGAGCGTTTTGTGCTGGACCCGGACAAGGGCAAGCCTTGGCTTGAAGGGCAGGGGGAACCGACCGATGGCCGGCACCTCTCCGATCTGGTCGAACTCTGGTTTGGCCGCCATGGCCAGAGTCTGCGTGATGGTGAGGCTCGTAAGTCCAAGCTGCTGACAGTCTGCCAGTCCCTCGGAGACCCGCTGGCGGTCAACTTTACCGCTCGCGATTTTGCTGCCTACCGTGAAGCTCGTTTATCAGGCGATATCACGGACCGACGCGCCATCAACCAGGAGAAGCAGGGAGTAACCCCCAGCACGGTTAACCGCGAACATGCCTATCTGCGAGCGGTCTTCAATGAACTGAAAAGGCTAGGGGAGTGGCAGGGGGAAAACCCCCTTGATGGTTTGCGAGCCTACAAGGTGGCAGAGGCCGAGCTGGCTTTTCTCTACCCTGATGAACTCAAGCGCCTGTTAGCCGCCTGCGCCGATAGCCAAAACCCCGATCTGCTGCTGGTCGTAAAACTCTGCCTAGCCACCGGCGCCCGTTGGTCTGAGGTGGAAGAATTAACCCAGTCTCAGGTATCCCCCAACCGCATCACTTTCACCCGTACCAAGAGCAAGAAGAGTCGCAGCGTACCCATCAGCCCCGAGCTCTATGCCCAGTTGCCGAGAAAGCGCGGCCGCCTGTTCGGTGACTGTTATCGGGCCTTCGAGATGGTGGTCGAACGGGCTGAGCTGGAGCTACCGCCCGGGCAGAATACCCACGTTCTGCGCCACACCTTCGCCAGTCACTTTATGATGAACGGCGGCAACATTCTGGTGCTGCAGAAGATTCTGGGTCACTCCACCATCGCCATGACCATGCGGTATGCACACTTTGCCCCTGATCACTTGGAGGATGCCATTCGTCTAAATCCTCTTTCTGTTTGTGGTTTAGAATAATTCGGGTGGGGTTGAGGCTGAGGGGTTCTGATGAAGGGAACTAGGTCTGATATCGAATTGTGTGAAGCCCTCTCAGGGTTTTTCGTGGATAACGAAGTGGACTATCGCTACATAGCCAAAGTAGCCAAGGCATTTCCCATAGAGCATGTGGAAAAAGCGTTGTTCGAATGGGTTGCCCCTGTCTGTTACACCAACATGTTGACCCCTGTCCCTGAGATTTGGAGCGGCTTTGAAAGGGATCGGCTTTGGCTTGATATCCAGACCCTGCTGAAAGAAGAATCCGAAGCGGGTCTTCTTAAGAAAACCACCATCAACTTGCGGCAGTTTTATCTGCGTCGGGAGTATGCCGAGGAGTGGGGAAGGCTGCAGAGAATGCTGTCAGGTGGGGGCTGAAAGTGGCGACAGAGTGGCGACAAAATTTTAAATGGGTGGTTATTTTTGGCTGTCATTGGTTTACTAACTCTTTGATTTTTATGTAAGTGCTTGTTTTATCATAGGGCTGAATCAGATTTAAAATCCCTCGACGTTCGCGTCGTGCCGGTTCGATTCCGGCCTCGGGCACCATTAAAATCAAAGAGTTACGAAAGGCCACTAGAAATAGTGGCC